CTTTTTTGCGCTAACTTGAGTAGCCTTTCCACTTCTTTCAGAAGAAGAGAAGAGCCATAAATAGATAGAAACTCTTTGATAAACTTGTCCCAGGATTTTTCCCGGTTACGTTCGTCTTAGGGTCCATACAATTTGAAGCTTACGGAAGACTTCCTCGTCCTCCTTGGGCATCAGTGATTGATGATAGGCACCATACTAAGTGTCGTGAATTCATCCTATCAAAGTTTTGGATCTATCGATTTACTTCCTTCTCTTCCCATTCAGAGGGAAAGGGTAGTTACCCACTCAAGTCATCTCCTTACGATGGTCCTTACTATCGTTCCACCGTTTGACCTGTTTCAAGGGTCGAGCCGGGAGACCAGCACGCGCTCAACTTTGTTGAATCACTGGTTTGTTCTTATCAAGGGGTCAGGGGAAACTGGGACCTCTCCGTCTTGAGAACCAACTTCTTCTTCTTGGAAAGTTTCCAAGAACCTCCCTAACTCTTCGAACCGAACGGAGTGACGAGGAGAGAAATCTCCTTCGTCCGGGAAAGGGAAATATTCCTTTTCTCCTCCGAACGGTAGGAAGTAGTTGTTTAAGGAGGTAGAAGTGTAATCTTCTAAGACAGAGTCTTCCAGTATTCTTTCCAAACAGCCTTCCGATCTCAATTGAGATGTCGTCTCTTCTTCAATCGGGAAGAGGTTATCTAGTCGGGTCAGGGATAATGCTTCAATAGCTTCATCCTTAAAACCCTCCAATGACCAAAAAGGGTCATCAGAGATAACCTCGTCACGAATGGAGAAGAAAAGTTTCCTTCGAATGAGACGTGATAGCTGTTGACCAATGGTACGGTCAAAGATGACATATTTTACAGAGAAGCATTTAAGAGAAGGGAGGAAATCAAGAGAGTATTTTCCACAATTTGTGAAACGATCCAATTCTTCGAAGAATATTGGGTCTTTACTCCCCAGGTTATTCCACCAGGAATTGAGTTCTTGATGAGTTAAATCATCATATGATGGCTCAACTGGACGTTCTACGTCCAATAACCGGAGATGATTTTCTTTCTCCCCTATGTGTTCTTTCTGTATTTGCCGAATCTCTCGATCGTCTTTATTTTCATGATAATAGTCGAACTGATAATCATCATTCTGAGATTCAGATCGTAGGATGGGGATCGGGACAAAGACGAGATCTTTAGTATTTGGAATTGGATAGATCCGTCCAAACCTATGAAGAAGGTCGTATAAATACACTTTCTTCGCCAGATACATGTCTTTGTTCCCAGGGATGGAAATTAATCCTAATCCCCCTTTCCTACGAGAAATGTCCAGACTTCGAGGAGTCTTCTTCAGCTCTCTCCAATTCCGTTTGAGAAAGATTTCTCGAACGTTTGGGGACAGTCCCCAATGGAATTGTGACTCTGAGTAACAATGGGATAAAGTAGAACCAGACCTAGTCTGAGTAGATACTTTTCCCGTTGTCCTTAGTTGTCCTTTAAAGAAGAGTTGTGAATTAACAGTACAAAACTGTCGATCCACAAAATTCTTCCCTAAAGAGAGAGACAAACCCACCTCTGGAGCTCTACGGCTCCAACGGCGGATAGATTGAAGAGTGCCTCTGGCAACAATGTCATCACCATTGACCATGTAGGATCCTGGTTCAAACCCGGAAGTAGACACAATATAGTCATTAAGGTAACATAACAGCGGAAAACTCAAAAGAGATCCCATCAACTGTCCTGATGTTTGAGTACCGTCTCCCAATTGCTTGGGATAACGGATCAGATGAGAAGAAATTTCCCATCTCACCCATTCTTTAGTAGGTTGATGATCGATCTCACTGAGTATTCCTTCAACAAGCTGCTGAGTGGCCTCCATAGGGAAGTTATCAGTAGCTGCTGTATAGTCACCAGACAACCAGAATTCTTCTGATGGATCAGAAGAATTAAGATATGAGAAAGACTCTGTTGATTCGATTGAATTCGAAAGAGCCTCCTTTTTCCTCTTTAGAGCAAGAAATTGTTCCTTGAGGAATTCAGGGATAAAGAAAGAAGGAACTTCTTTAGGAGAGCGTTTTCCCTCGCGGGACTCACTCTCCTGAAGAATTCTCTGAATTTCATGTTCAATACGTTTAATCCAGGGAATTGTTTCTTCTTCAAAATCTTCTAATATCTTTACTCCATTTGTTAGGCAAAATTGGGGCTGATGCCCCAGATCCCGCCACATGGCTTTTTGGAGTGGTTGTAAGACTTTCGTGTCACATTCCGCCACGGTAATCATCCGGACCTTTAGGGGTTCGGAGATTGCTTGGGCTTTAACGACTGGTGGATGCTTAGGAGGATGAGGTGGAAAGCTAATTAGCTTTGTCCTCGTATGGGGGGAGAAATTGTTTGGATCCTCGAAGACTTCGAGATCCCATTCTCCAGAGGGTTTCTTTAGGAATCTAACACTCTTGGAAATGATCGTTTGATCCCAGGAGTCGAAGAAAGTTTTTCGATGATACGAAAACTTCTTTTCAATTCCTTCAGAAATTACATCTTTTAACTCCTGAGGAGAGAGTTCTTCCTCAAGCAGTTTCACCCCTACTCCATTCTGGTTCCCGGAAAAAGGATAACAACTGGTCCAATGATGGTTCGATGTGTGGAATTTTTCATTCCAAAAATCTCGACATCCTGTCTTTAGCTCTAGTTCATAGAGTCTAGTACAGGGACCATTTTCTCCTTTCATAATCAGAAGAGGGAGGTCGAACCTCCGCCATAAGGCGATCGGGTCCTCCACCACCTTCTGGTTACCCCCAGTAACCAAATTTCTTCCACCGAAACTCATGTTAGAAGTTACAATAACTATTGGGCTTCGGAATTTCGTTCCTTTTTGTGGTAGTGAAGCCATGGGGAGAATATAATCATTAATTGAAATCAATGTTTCAAATTCAACGAGATCTTCTCTGACGAGAAGATCTTGGCCAAAGTCATCAAGAATGACTATGGGTTGATGATCATATCCATCCCAATGTTTAGTACCACAGTTCCTAGAATATAGGAGCTTCTCCCGAGGGAGATCAGGAAAGAATTTCTGACCTAAGTCTGATATGAGTTTCTTACAAAGAGTCGTTTTTCCCGAACCAGGAGGGCCAAAAAGACCGATTACAAAGGGTTCTAGGCGAGTTCTAGAATTGTCTTTCTGAAGATGGGTGAGAGGGTGTCCCGAAAATGATTGGAGTGATCCATTCATTTTCAGGGCTGAGAGATTTCCCCCTTCTCGTCTGGCAGCTTCAACAGATGCCATTTGATTAGGTAAGGAAGTTTTAAAAGGATCATAGAGATCCTTAACTCTCCTCCCAACTCTTTTCCCATATTCATAAAGCCCTTGTAAGTGTTCTTCAGAGAGGTGTAGAACTTCTTCAGACCTCCTACAAAGAGACATCTTGTGTTTCTTGTAGGC